GTCTTCCCTGAAATCCTGTATTTCTTTCATTCTTTCCAGATACTCTTTCATATCATCTGTCAGGACCTTATTCCATCCTTCTCTTAATTTCTTACTCCCACTAAAATATTCTTCATATATCCTGTTGGTGTTTATCAATTTAGGGTCTTCTATTCCTGCCATTGTCATCTTGCGTCTGGCTGCCGGTGTAGCTAAAGGCCCTTCTACTATCATTCCAAAATTAGGGTTTGGTTTTTGTTCCCCCGTTAATAAAGGATCCTTCATTCTTTCTTTTGCAGAAAGAGGGATGTATTCATTGTCATCAACTTTTCCAAAACCTGTTTCAGAGTTCCACCAATACTTACCTGACTTTAAAGGAGAGTTTATATAGTTATTTAATTTTGATAATAATGTCTGAGTTCTGTACGAGTGCATTTCTAAAGCTGCTGCTGCTTGTTTCGGTGGTGTGTCTGCGTAGTACATAGGATTATAAGTTTTTCCTATTGCTTTAACTGTCCATGGGATTCCGGTAAGTCTAAATACTTTTCTTACTGCGTTAGACATTTTGCCTTGCTTTAAAAGTAGCTGCTTTTGTCTTTGTCCCAGCCAACTATCAGCAAAATCTTTTTGTGCGTTTTCCATTGCTTTAAAAGCAGCTTCAATAGTATACCCTTTAAGGTTGTAACCTTTAGTATTAAATAGTTTTCCATTGTCTTTACGTCTTTTGTTAGCCTGTCTATTATCTCCTCCAACAAAATCTCTAAGCTTTCGCTCTCCCTCTTTTTTAACTTCTTTAGGAGTGTCTTTTATTGTAGACATAAATTGTCTTTGATAGTAATCAGTTGGTTGTAATCCCATTTTTTTGTAAATAGGGGCTGCTCCTATTGTAGCTCCCGCAGAAAGTCCTTTCAGTCCTGCCAAGGTTGCTCCTCCTCCCAATATACCTCCGGCAAGTCCTCCAAGTATTCCTCCTTTCTCTGCACCATATCCTGCTCCAACATTAATCCCTGTTTCTCCTAGCACTCTTCCTGGTAATGCCATTGCACTTCCCCCCACAGGATCAAAAAATCCTCCTGCAATTCTTGCTCCCCTCTTTCCTATTGTGGGAGCTAATCCCCTTGCTACTCTTGCAGCTGCCCAAGGGCCTCCAAAAGCTATTAAAGGTGTAAGTGCTAAATCTAATGGACTTGTTGTATACTTTGCCAAAAAGGCTGCTGGAGTTTTAAGCCATTCAGGCATTCCAGATTCCCTAACTCTTTCTTCTGATACTAAAGGTGTGGTTAATCTTTCCCATACAGACCTTGTTGTTTTTGGTCTTCTTTGTAATTCCTGTGTAGTTGCAGGGGAGGGAACGAACGCACTAAATGATTGCTTACTCACCGGAGAAGACTGTCTTACCGGCACTCCCTGTGGATATTTTTCAAATAAGTTTGTCATTAGTAATAAATCTGCCTTGTTCTAGGAGCGAATGTCTGTTGTCTTTGTGACCCATAAAACGCTCTTTCATTTGGAGTTAACCTTGAAAATCTTTCAGTAAAAGGATCTTCTGCTAAATGTTCTCTAAATGTTTTAGAAGGCATTTCTCCAGCTCTTGATGCTGAACCAAGGTTTGCTAAATAATCGTTGTAAACATCCTGAAAGCTTTCCTGAAAGAATCTTCTTTTGACAGGGGTTTGCCCTCTCATTGCTCCTCCTATACCCGGAGCTTCTCTTCTTGACACTCCTTCTCGTGTAAAAGCCTGTCCGGTAGGGGAACTTAAATAAGTTGCCATAGGATTTTGCTCTAAAAAGGTTTTGCCTATTTCTCCTTTCCATTCAGGTGAAAGAAAATCTGAAAAATTATTACTTATTCTTCCTGCTAAAAGGTCGGTTGCCTGAGCCCGTTCTGTTCCTACCTTCCCTGTTAAACCTGTTGGTTGCGTGTATCTTCCGAAATCAGGGGTTTCCCAAAATTTAGTCTGCCAATCTTCTGTCCACGGATTTGCTGTCATATATTACCTCACGAAACTAGAGAATAAATTTGCTCTTCTTTTAAAATCATCTATGTAAGTTGGTCCTTGGCCTTGAGTTGCCATTGTAGGGCTAACTGTAAACGGATCCTGTCCAGGTATTACCCCAGGGGAAACCGGTCGTGTGTACAGATTTCCAAGATCATCAGGATTTATCCTACCCGCTAAATTCATTAATGCCGGTGTCATCATATTTAATGCAGTATTCATAGGATTAAGATCTCCTAAGGGGCCTAAAGGAATTTGGGTTGTAAGTGGAGCGTAAATTTCTGAGAATGCCCTCATTGCTGGGTCATCCCTCCATGAGAAATCCGTCAACCCCTGTCTTGCTGCTTTGTTTATGTATGTGCCAAAAGGATCTCCTCCAAGGTCGGGTTGTTGAATATCCATCATAGTAGCAAACTCCATTCCTGCTGGTCTGTCTGCGTGTCTTTCCCCAAACATTTCTGTTTGCCCTATACCGGGTGCAGGTTGATCAGCTCCCATCATATAAGGATTGTAGTCTTCAAATGTTAATCTTGGATTAACCGATGGATTTGTTATTCCTCTTCGTTGAATATCTTGTATATCAGCTGCTGAAACTGGACTAGGAAAGTTTATCATTGATGATGTTGCTTCCGGACTAGCCCAATCCCACTGAGGCCCTCCTGTAACACCAATTCGAGGGTCAGTACCAAGTTGGTTGGCTAGGCTTACTAATTCTCCTGTTGTGTATGCTTTTCCTCCGGGCATTAATGGACCAGGTTGTCTGTCAGCCATTCTTTCTCCTATCATTTCTCCTGCAGGATTATAATTCCTAGGGTCCCTAGGTAATCTCCCCATAGGACTTGCCCCCGGCATATCTGCAATCCCTGGTTCTATCCATTCATCAGCTGCTGACGGCTGTGTAATTGGAGGCTGTGTAATTGTAGGCTGACTACCCATTCCTTCTTCTGCTAGTTGTAAGTCTTCTAAATAAGCAAATGGGTCTCCACCTATATCTACCTGTGGTCCTTGTCCTTTTATTGTATCAAGCCAATCCTGTCTTGTTTTTTCGTATTCTAAGTTTGCTCCTGCTGCTTTTCCTGCTAATTCTGGTTCCATACCTGGTACCATACCTGGTACCACAGGGGGAGTATCTGAAACAGGTAACGCAGGTCCAAGTCTGGTTTGCCCTGTAACTGGATCAGTTATAACTCTTTGTCCTTCAGGTAATTTGTCCCAAAATGGCAACAAATTACCTTGCTCATCTCTTCTTTGTGTCAATCCTTGTCCTGCTCGTTGCTCATCCTGAAATGCTTTGAATGCTTGGTTTGCCTGAGCTGTATCCCCTCCATAAGTTTCTGCTTTGAATCTGGGATCATTATATGTAGCAGGGTCAATAAACCCTCCACCTGGTGTTCCTTCTGGTGCATCAATAGCTCCTCCGGGAACTGCAGCTCTTCTAGTTTCTTCCCTATCTAAAAGATCTCCAAATGGATCCCCACCTATATCTGTAGGGTCGGAGGTTAAACTTGGTGGGGTAGTTACAGGGGGTATGTCTTCAATTAACGGTACTCCTTTGTCTCCCTCCTCCCACGGCATAGGTTCTATTTCCCTTGCAGCTCCTCCGGGGATAATGGAGGGCATATCATCTATACCAGGTACTCCTTTATCTACCCAGTCTGGAACGTCTTTTGGCACCTCAGTATTGGCGTCAAGTTTGGGTTTTGCTGGGCCTTCATCTACTACACTTGCTGCTGCTGGTAAAATGTTTTTTGCTTTAGTGGTAGGTAAATAATTCTGAAAAGCATTCTTGTAAAAACCAGGTTGTGTTAACCGGAAAGGGTCTGTTGCCTGTGTAGCAAAGTATGTTTTGGCTAATGTTTCTGCAATAACATCTCCCAATTCTCCGGGGTATGCTCTTCTTGCCAGTGACTGTCTTAACGCTAATTCATTACCAGGATTGTCAACAAATTTTGTATATAATGTTTTTTGTAAATCTGTTGCGTAAGTTGGGTCTGTCCAGAATTTTTGATTATCTGTGAAAGCAAGTTCTTTAGCTTGCTCTAATATACCAAGCCCTTGGTTAATATTGTTTGCCATACTATTTGGTCCCTGTGCCAGAAAGGCTCTGAATGACAAAGCTTCATTTGTTACATCAGGCTGACCGGGTAAAGCTACTCTTGGAGTTAATCCTGCTGTTTCTAGGAATGAAAATACTCCATTGTCCTGAGCTAAAGGATTAAGTAAGTTTTGATATGTTCTTCTTGCATAAGGGCTTGCTCCCCCTGTTGCTGTAAGAGGTAATCCCGCAGCTATTTCTTTTCTTGTCAAACCACTATAAGCTCTTTCCTCTGGAGATAAATCCATACCAAAAGGATCTCCTCCCAGATCTGTCGTTCCCAAAGGATCTCTGGTTTCTAAAGGTCCTTTCTCTGCCCCTGCTTTTGCATCTGCTTTTGCTTGTCCAAATTTTTCTTTTTCTCTTTCCAATTGAAATTGCTTTTCTTCGGTAAGAGGTGATTTTGGGTCTAACTGTGTACCTGGGCCTCCTCCTAAGTCTTCCGGAGTATGAGTGTATGGATTTTTACCGGGGTCATCCCTCCAAATGTTTGAAAAATTTCTTTTGTATATCTCACTAAGAGGGGTATTTTCATTGTCCCCTGTAATCATATCGGTTATATTCTTGTCAAGGTTAGCTGAATATTGAGACACTTGCCCCATATCTCCGTCTGCATTGGCATATGCATATAACATTGCATCTATTGCTTTTCTGGCCTGAGTATCAGAAACACCTTTAGAAGACTTGTATTCCTGTACAAGTTTATCAACTTCTTTTTCTTGAGCAAACATTCTAACGGATACAGGGTCAGCAGTCCCACGATATTTTGGAGCAGTAGGCCCAAGAATCATTTTTCGTGCTCGTTCTTTTTCGTCAGTAATAAAAGAATGTATATATTCTTTTAACAGTCCCTTGTCTTTCCAGTCGTCAGCTCCTCCTTCCTTATCGTCTCTTTCCAAAGGACGATCCCATTTATTTAACCCTACTATTTCATGTAATTTTTTTAATATCTCAGCTATGCTCATTATATTCCTCCGACTGGACCTTGCATCCTTAATATTTCTAATTGTTCAGGAGATAACGCTCCCGGTCTTGGTTGTCCCGGGGGAACCAAAGGTCCTCCCTGTGGATTTGGAATAGGTGGTGGTACTCCCATCATTGCATTAGGCATAACCTGCGGTGGGGCTGTTGGTCCTGCTCCTCCGGCTCCCATAGCCATACCAGGTAATCCCTGTTGTTGCTGTGGAGGGGGCTGAGGTTGCATGGCCTGTTGTGCAGCCATTATTGATTCCTGCCTCTTTGCTAGTTTTTCATTTAATATTGTAACCAGTTCTCCAAAATAAAATTGTGCAAGATCTGGTCTTCCTCTTTCTTCTGATGCAGACAATAAAGTCCACAGTGCAGCTTCAGGCAAAACTCTTTCTGCCTGTTGTTCTCTGATTGCAGCTTCCATATCATCGGTATCCTGTAATCCAAGTATTTTATCTCTGATATAACCATCAGGGAGTAATGGAGATTCTCCTTCCCTTGCTATTTGTGCCATGCTCATCTTGGACATATCATCCTGTGGAAGTTGTCCGACAAATGTGACAACAATATCACCGGCATCTTTTATATCTGAGGGTTTAATTTCTTCTTTAAAGTATGCTCTGTTCATATCCTGCCCGGATAATTCCATGGCATCAAAGGATTCTGTCAGATACTGGTCATTAAGGAGCATACAAATTGTAGTGTATGCCAGTTGTAATGCATCCATTCTTGGCTGGAGAACGCTGTCAATTCCCTGTCTGAGGGTATTAATTGCAAACCCTGATAACTGAAACTGAAGGTCTCCAAAGATAGAGTGGGGGACGGAACCTCTCTGCTGTTCGCCCGACACCAGACCCATAAACGCTCCTGTTTCTTGGGCTACTTCCATTAATCCTAATGGCTCTATGTCCTCACCTTGAGCGAGGGAGATTTCTGTGCCTTCTTTATAGGGGTCTTCGTCTAGTGTCTTCATTCCGTCCCTTGACTTTATTTTCAATCCTTGCTTTCTCGCTCTTGATGTCATCTCAAGCATAATTGACATTACGTGATTATGATTTTCATAAACTTCTCTGTTATGTTTGAATACAGATTCTCCGTGATCTTCTATTGTGTCATCAATTGGGACGTGGTCATTCATTGCCTGTATCATAGGGGTTGCTCCTACAGGTCCAAGAAATACAGGGACATTTGTGGAGCCATGAGGGGTAGCTTTCTTAGCTACTCTTCCGTTGGATAGTACAACTATATTTACTTCTTTGTCGTAATAGTCATATACTTCCAGCCAGTCTTCGTAATTATCATTAACGGCAAGTTTAATATTATATTCAGATTCTATTTGCTCTTTAGATTTTTTAACTTTGTAGCAGGCCCATTGGAGTCCGTCTGCTCCTGTTGACCAGTATGTATGCATAGGATCCCACGGAGTTATATCAATAAAACTTTTCTCATCCTTATCTTTCATGATCAAAGCTCTGCCTGCGAACCATCCTCTGAGGGATATGAACCATGCAAGCTGTGCTTTAAGTGAGGGTTTCATTTGTTTAGCCAGTCTTTCATCTGCGTGTCTCAGGGCACCAAGGAAAAATCTTTCTTTCTTACTATTGTTCTCTCTTTTTTCTTTGTCTTCAGACAGTTGGGGTATTCTTGCCACCATTTCAGAGGACGATAAAAAGGAAATAATTTTATCTGCATAGGTTGAAGGTTCATTAGAGGTATAGGACTGGAATCCATCCCCTGCGTCATATGGATCAAGGCGATAAAGTGAATAGTCTGACTCCATTCTTGACCTTAAAGGTTCTGTGGAATCATAATGTGTTTCTACTTTATTGATTATATCTTCAGGTTTTAATCTTTTTCGTGCCATTACGCCCACCTTTTAACACGAATAGTGTTCCTATTCTCAATATGGCTGTACCCAAAACGGTTAATTAGGCCATAAATTAAAGCTTTAATTCCATGATTATACTTATCTTCGGGCTGATTGCCAACTATGTTTCCATCTCTATCTGTTTTCCACTTGTAAACTTTAGTCTGTCCATCAAAGGGGTTAGGGGCTGCACCAAATTCTGACAAAACCCCTTTACATTTAGGGTTAATTATCAGCTTTGGCCTGTGATGTTTAGGGTCAACTTTAAGCATAGACTTTAATCTTTCAGTTCCGTCATTTATTTTTACTTTTTCCGAGTCCATAAACAACCCTGCCTTATCAAGCCACACTTCTGCGGGAGCAGACATGGCCTGATGTTGATATCCTGCGACATCAATAACACCAAAATGGACATCTTTCCACCACGGCTTGTCCATAGCCATGTCTACAATTTCTTCTGTAATAAGAGTTTTCTCATATATTTCATCAACCACGCATATTTGCCCGTCAAGTATCTGTACAACTTCAACGGCGTAGCCACCGGCATAACCGGGGTCAACCCATAAGTGGACAGGTTCCTCAGGAACGTATTCAATTTCTCTAACGTGGTAATCTGCTCTGAACTCCGGGAATACGAGCCCGCGTGGAGGACTAGGGATTCCCATAATTCTTTCTTTGAAGAAGTCGTCTGAGGCATCTTCCTGAAGTCTTTGTATTTCTGGGTCATCTTCTCCTCCCGGATATAAATGATAATTTGAAAATGAGGGTAGGGAATAAGACTGTTCTATGTCACTCCCGTGCTGCCATGCCAAAAACAATTGTGGATACCATCCAAGTGATCCTTCAAAAGTTCCTGCAAGGAACATCCATGCTGCTTTCGGAGCACATCTACCTCTGATTCTATAAAATGTTTCAAGGTCTAACTGGCTGGCTTCACACCCTATGATTCCATTGGGGGCTCTCATAGCAAGAGTCCTTGGGTCTTTGGCTGATTTTGTTTCAATAACTGTGCCGTCTGCAAGTTCAATCCTGCCAGGATCTACTCTTTTAGATGATTTTTTAAGTACTCCAAGTGCTGCAAAGTCCTGAACAAGGTATTCAAACTCTGCTCTTGTTCTTTCATAGTCTGCAGCTACAAGCCAGAATAGCCCTGGTCCTTCAAGTTCAGGCCATTTTGTCAGTAAAAACTTACTGGCTAGCATACTTTTCCCTGCCTGTTCACCTCCTGCCACCAGAACAAACCTTTTATCTGAGTAGATTATAGGTTTTTGTTGTTCAGTAGGGGTAAAACCTACCTTATCAAACAAAAATTCCGTAGCCATTGAGGATCCGGTGATCATTTATCTACACCTTTGTCTTTCAATATTTCATTTGCTTCCTGTAAAGCCTGCTGAGAAATAGATTTTTTCTTTTTTGTTGCCTTTTTAGGAGCTTTTTTATTCAGGTTTTTAATCTCATCAATCAATTGTAGGGCTGTATTGTCCTGTTTTACGTGCTCCTGGTACTTTTCGGGCTTTGCTCCCTTCAATAAAAAGATTAAAAGGGCTGGATTTGACTTGTATCCATCCTCCTGGGCCATCTGTTTCTGCACCAAAGCAAAAGCATTGCCCTCAAGTTTGTCTGAAAAAATAGCCATTGACTCATTTAACATCCTTCTGAACCAATCATGCCTCTCTTTATAGTTATAAATTGTCTTATTACCAATTCCAGAAGCCTTAGATGAAGCAAGTATGTTCCCTGTATGGGACAATGTCTCTAAAAATAATTCTATTCTCTGCTTATTCTTATGATTCTCTAGTGTGTCTTTCATAAAACCTTGCAAAATATAAATAATACTTGTATTATATTACTACAAATTTGCTTAATAGCAAAACATCAGACCTCCATTGCGTATGTCTGATCTAATAAAAACTGCGTGAAGTATTCCTCGAAAAACGTAGCGGGGCAAAACGAATATTGCAAAACAATGGCTACAGGATACAGAACTAGTTGTCGAATCTGATCACGTTACACTGGACAATAGGTAACAAGAAGTCTCAGTCAGAAGGGGGAATCGTTCTTAAACAGTTAATTCCACCCCTAAAATCCCTTTTGGGGGGTAGGGGGGGCTATTAAACCCGTATTAAAAACGATATACTGAAATCGGGGTTTGTACTCCTTTTGATTTATGAAGTCTGATGTTCATATATGACAAACCCCCTCAAACTCAATTCAAGAAATGAGCAACGCCCTTTTTGTAAAAAAATTCTGTCACTGGTATATATTGCCTAACGCTCGCCATTCCAAGCCTAACCCTCTCGCCGTCGTCGTTGCTACTTCGTATCAACACCGACGATGGGAAATAGGGGTACGCACGATCGATTTTTTTCGTTGCCATTCTTTTTTGTTCGTGTATGTTTGGTATTTTTTTATTACCAATGGGATATCATCGAGGGAATCAGTAGGGAATAATATTTAGTCCATTAATGGACTAAATGAGATGAAATAAGGTATTTTTTACATGAAATTGATATATCTTGATAGAGAATAGGCCAAAGTAGTGAGATGATATACTTTTATTAACAGTTGAGATTGCGAAATTATTAAAGGAAATTGTATGGCTAAATCAGTCCAAACAAAAACTAAAAATAATGAAACAATTACTAGCAAAATCACTAAGAAAGTAGTGAGAACTGCAAACGTTGTTACCTCAACAATTAAGAAAGTGTTTATTCATGAAGGCAAAGTTGTAAATGAATTGACTACGCTATTGAACATAATATGGTCAACTGCACCTCAATTCACACACAACGAAAATGGATACAACATTTTAGCCGATAAAGGCTTAAATCTATCTAGTAAGATTCAATATTTACTAGCTTTTAAATCTGAGAATTCAAGAGCTAAAAATAATGAAGGTAAAACTATCGGATTCAAGTCATTATCAACACTACCTAATAAAATGCCTATCAACAAAATATATGAAGTGTATATTGATAGATTTATCATAGGTTATTTAGCTGATGATAAATTGGATAGATTGGTATATTATTTATTAGAATTTGCTGTAGTTTTGATGTTGCATACGCAAGGCAAACATTCAGTCGATTCTAAAGGTAGGTTAAGCAAAAAGGCAAACAAAAATTTGAAGGAATTTGGAATTGAAATTCAAGATGATCAAACATCACGTGGATATCAAGTTGACCCATTCGCTGAAAATTGGAAAGTGCCGACTCATTTAAAAGCGTATATCGATAGCTTTATGAGTGAGAATAAAAGCGTGTTAACGAGCTTTCAAAACACTTCGAAAGAAATTGAATCAAAGAAGATTCATAAAACTAAAGCTCCTAGTACAAATAAATTCGATAAATTCATGATTAGTCCAATTATTGGATCTGACAGTGAATTAGTGATTTACCCCTCTTATTCTCATAAGGATAAGAAAAACCATGGTAAATCTTTAGATGGGAAAGGTGTCATAAATATGAATGACTCCATTCAACTATCCAAAGACGTTGCCAAAGTGTTAGGAGTACCTTCACTTAAAGACCACGAAAATCTAGAAGTTTATGTAAAAATAACAACTAGTTTGGAGTAAATTATAAACCATTCGCAATCTTAACTAAATAAATTAAAATTAAAGACCTCGAAGGTCAAAGTGATAAAAGCTTACCTTCGAGGTCTTTTGTATTTTCACACTTTTAGTCCATTAATGGACTAAACACCACCAACTTACCAAAAATGAAATATGCAAAGAGGTAATTATGCAATCTAAAGAGATGACATTATCCCAGAAACTTGCACACGCTATGATGAGCAAGGGAAATATGAAGATAAAAGATAAAATAAAATTATGTAGAAAATTAGGGATAGAAGTAGAGGGGCATATATTTACAGTGAAGAGAAAAACAACCACATATTTACAGAGAAAATAATTTAATAACCATAGAGGGAGTAGCTATGCAAATTATAGGAGTGAGGATAGAGGGTAAATATACTATTTATCTTGTATCAAGAGAGCAAGGGAAAAGGGTAGTGCAGAGAATAATCAGAATAAAGAAGTAAAGAGAAGAGATAAGGCAGAGAATAGGCTCAAGTACCCCTATGTTAAACTATATGTAAGAGATTAAATAAGATATTAAATAAGAGATGAGCAAAGCTCTTTAAATTCCTTGGTTTTGCTCATGTTCGGCTTCGAGAGTGGGAAAAGGGTGTCAGTGTTACCAATGATCCCACTCTCATTGAATTTCT